ATAGTCCATAATACTATTGTCGAGTTTAGCGCAAAAGAATATTGGATAGAAAACTATGCAACAAGAAATAAGGATTCTAGTGCTCCTAATACAATGTGGCTAAAAAGACCGTACGGACAACTTGCTAAATGCGCAGAGGCTCAGGCCTTACGTAAAGCTTTCCCTGAGATCATAAGCCAACAACCTACGGCGGAAGAAATGGAGGGTAAAACGTTCCATGAATTTAATGAATGCTCCGCAAATAATGAGCCGAAAAACATTACTCCAAAAGCCCAAACTTTAAGCGCAAGATTAGATGATTTAATAAATGTTGAAGAAACAAATATCCCTGTGGCAGCAAAACTTTCAAAACTAGTTTTAACTCACAACGTACCAAATGAGGTAGTTTATAAATGGTGTGAAAAAGCAGGAGTTTCCGCGCTCAATGAGTTAGATGACCAAAAAGCTACATCATGTATAGAATATATCAATAACAATTATATTAATGAAGCAGAAACCTTGAGTTGTAAAGATTTATAGTGTTTAAAACAGCAGAAACGATGTTAGCAAGATTATCAAATAAAGGAGATTAAAAATGAGAAGGGGTTGTAACGAAATTGACAAACATATAGGGAGTAAAATACTCTCACTAAGACTTGCTCTAGGACTTTCTCGTGATCAACTTGCAAAGAAACTCGATGTCACTCAGCAACAACTACAAAAATATGAGAAAGGTACAAATAGGATTTCTGTCAGTAGATTGGTTGTAATCGCAAAAGCTTTGTCGCAAGGCGTATCTTATTTCTACGAAGGGTTATGTGATGATAATGAGCCTATGGTAACTCAACATCAACGCATGTGCATCGAAGTATCTCGTAATTTTATGAAAATACAAAGCGCTGAACATCAAACGGCAGTCAATATTTTAATAAAGTCGTTAGCTTGTGATTCTAGATCTATGTTACCTTAGGTACTAATCTATTTAAATCTTTTTTAGGATCTTCTTCTTGTTCTGGTGATAAATTAATATCATTACCAGTTACTAGTTTATTAGCAAGTTCTACGATTTCTTCATATAAATTGTTAGAGCCAAATATATATTTAGAAAAAACAACAGTCCCAGCTAATATACCAAATATGAAAGACCAATTTAAAATAATCAAAGCAATAAATAATTTAGATTCTGCAATGAAATTGGCAATACGCTCTCTAAGCATTGTTTCCCTCATTAAATAAATTAGCCTCGGCAAGCCTTCTGTTAACAAGGCCACGTAAAACCTTACCATTAGCTTGGTTTATTTTTGAAAATTCTGTTATAGCCCCCTTATAATCTTTATTATTTAGTTTTTTTAATCCTAAACTACGAAGAAAATGACCGCTTCCCCAGTTGTATACTAAGCTTACAAGAGCATCGAATTGATTCTGGTTTAGAGGGGCTTTAACTAAAGTATTTACTGTGTTTTCAGCAATATCTGCATCTTGATCTAACAATGCTAATGCTTCCTTTTCTGTAAGCATTGTATAAGTTTCGCCATTTTGGATAACATGACCATAACCTATTGTAGCTTTACCAGCTGGACATAAATACTTTTTAGAAGAAAACCCTTCGTATTTTTTTATTAATTCAAGTCCTTTTGATGATATTTTCATGTAAATTAGACTTCCATTATTTTTACAGGATAAATAGCTTCTACCTGCTTTTTCTTTAAAACATACAGAGGCGTTTTTATTCCCTTAACATCTTCAATAGTAACGGTATCATCTTGCCAAAAGCACAGAAAATCACATACATACTTAACATTAGCAGGCAAATGAAAAGGGACTTGTCTTAGAAAAAATAATAATTCACCTGATTTTTCGAGTAGTCTAAGTTCTTTATAGCGTCTCGCCTCTTTTCTTGAGGCGAACTTAATACCATCAAGTTCTGTGGGAATTGCTCTGAATTTGTGTTTTAACACTACAGGCTAATCTCAAGTTTAATTTGCCTATTTCCCATAGGTTTGTCTAAATCCCTATCCAGATAATTCTTAATATTTTGGAAAACTTTATAAGTAATATGATTCGCTAACTCATCAGACAAATCATTACATTCCTCATGCTCTTCATGTTTATTTTCTCCTTCCATATTTGATCTCATAAAGTCAAATACAGGCGAAATATTAAACATGTTATTATCTATTTGTCTTGGCTTTTTAGAGGCAATAGTTTTTTTGTCCTTAGAATCTTCTAAAATTGGATTTATACTGCGAGCATCATAAGGTTTGTCCATCTTAGGAAAACGCTTTACCATAATCTCTTTGTGTTCAATCATTTTAGGTAGATTAAAGCTATTTTTATTTTGTTTATCTAAAAATGAATGAATAAGACCATCAATTGAGTTTTCATGACCACTCATAATTTTAGGCATAGCAATCCCTTTAATTAATGGGTTAGCTGTACGAGTATTATAAGGTTGTGCAGCTTGAGGAAAGCGTCTAACCATATTTTCTTTGCGTTCAGCTATTTTAGGCAAATTAAAACTATTCTTAGGTTGCTTATCTAAAAATGATCCCGCAATTTCTTTCATATCACTTTCATGAGATTTCATAAATTTTGGTATAGATATCTCTTCAATAAGCGGATTCTTCGTTTTTTTCTCGATTATCTTGCGTCTTATCGCGAATTCTTTAGCTCCTACCATGATTTATTACCTATTTATATAAATAATTCTTGTTCGATATTATTATGACTTATTCCAAAAAGCAGCACGCTGAGCCTCTGGTACTCTTGTGAATTGTCCTTGATATGTTTTCCAATCATCAGACCCAAAGTATTCTCTACCAAGCCTCGCATTATCAGCCAAGAATTCACTTTCTGAGGGATAATTTCTATAAGCATATTGTTGATATTTATTCATTCGATTAAATTGTTCCATTGGACTCGCCGCCTTTTTTAAAGCCTCTAATCTTGCTGTTTCTTCTGACGCTCTTTGTGCCAAGTTTGCATCCCAAGCTTTATTATAACCTGTCGTTCTTGCGTTAGACTGGGAAAATGCCTGGGAGAAGGCTCCAAGATTTCCGCTTGCCCTCACCTCTTTTTGGATTGCTTCTAGTTTATCGCGTGCAGTTTGCACCCTTTTCCAGTTAGTGTTAAAGTCACCGTTTCTAGATCCACCAGTATTCCACCAGTTAGTAGCCTCATCAGATTCCCTAGTAGCATCAAGTAACCTTTGAGTCATTAAGTCCGTGTCTCTTTGTTTATTAAATACTCCTAATTGCTTATATAAATCATTTATTGTACTGTCTCTAGTATCTAACTCTGCTCTGCGATTAGCATTTTCTTTTTGCAATTCACTATAATTAGTATTTAATGCTGCTAATTGATCTAGACCTATCCCTCTGTTACTCAACCCCCTAAATACATCGCCTAAAGCTCCACTTCTAGCATTTCCTGCAATTACCCCTTTCATGTGAGGCCATTCCCAAGCAGCTTCATTTTGATAGTTTTTATATAAATCCTCATTTTCAGCTTGTTCATTCCCCCATTTAGTAGAACCTAGCTTATTCATATCCCTAATCTTACTAAGTGTATCACCAAACTCTTTTTGCCCCTGATCTCCATAGAGACCTAACTGCCGAAGATTAGAAAGTTGGCCTTGGTGCCCTAAGGTTAATTCAGATTTCATTGACTCTTGTAGCAATTTATTTCTCTCTCCAAGAGTAGCCTTTGAAACTTCTCTAGCTCTTCTTTCCGCTTCCCTCATGTGTTGTGGCGAGCCGTATTGATTAGCTTGAATAAATCGATTATTAATAGCGGCTAAATCTTTTTTTAATTTCTGTTTAGCCTCGTACTCAAGGCCTTCAACAGCACCACGCATTCTCTCCGGCACTGCTTCCTCAGCTCTTTGTCCAACACCCCTATCCGTCATTAATTGCCTAAGTAATGCTTTGCGTTGGTCATAAGAAGTATCTTTAAATTTAGGATTTACAGCTTCTAAAGTACTGTGCGAGGCTAATATTTCTGGAGGAAGATTTGCCATTAATTGCCCCTTATATGTAGCAGGAGCAGTTCTTGCGTCTCCCCAGCTTCCTACTGGCGCAGATACATCTACCCCATAAGCTCTTAGAGCTTGCAAGGCATCTTTTCCTGACTGAGCTTGAATGTCTGGGTGTGTTGATTCCATATTTGCGCTTAAAGGCCCAAGAGCTTCTCGTAGTCTTTCCATTCTTCTATATGGCGCAGCGGCCTCTTCGTTAAATTGATTTCTTTGAGCTTGATTAACTAAATTAGTATACCCATGCTTCTGAGCACCAAATTGCTCAAGCGTTCCGGTTAAACCCTCTCTACGAGCTTCTTTTTGAGCTTGTAATGCTTGAAGAGCTTTTACAAGCTGTTCATTACTCGACTGTTCTAAAACCCCACTTGCTCGACCTATATCTCCAAGCTCTCCTGAAGCTTCACGTAGCCCCATTTGAACATCTCTTTGACCCTTACCTCTAAACCTATCAATTCTTGGGTCGTATGACTCTCTAAATTGTTTACGCAAAGCACCTAGTATCCTATTGTCACTAAAATCTTGTTGCCGTTGTCCTAACATCTCCAGTTGACGAGTTGGATCAATCCCTGCATTAGAACGATTTAAGACAGTCTCTAATTTTCGTGAGTATGGAGCTGGTTTTTTAGCAAAGCCTTCCTTTAAAGTTCTTGCTCTTTGGGTAAGACTAGACATCGGAGCTACTGTTTGCCCCTTATATACCGGATAACTTAAGCCTGAAAGTCTCGCTTGATCTTTAGCTAAAATCTTTGCCGCTTCATCAAGAAGTTGTTGAGGTGCCAAATCAGAACCATATCCCCTTCCATATTCACTACCCATACTAACCTCTTATTTTAAATAACTTGCTAACGATTTAGCCTTTGGCGGTAACTTATTGGTTATAGCACCTTTATGCTTACGTATTTTCTTTAAACCCATATCTAATTTTTTTGCACCGGCAGTATTATTACCATCTCCTAAATGAGCTACGACATCAGCAGGGATAACATACTCACCGTCAGAAAGCAGAGCTTGTATTTTATCATCTTGTCCATTAGTGTCACCTGCTATATAACGCCCTAGTCCTGATGGGTATTCCATTTCTTCGACTTCATACATCATATTAGGAAGTATTGAACCGCCTTTTTTATAAGGTATAGGTTCGCCAGTAAACTCTGGATTATTATAATAATTTAGCCATTTACCATGCTTTTTATGCTCTTCTGGGGTATTACTTTTTCGATACATAGGTTCGATATTACCTAGCCGTTCTTCTGGCAAGAACTTTTGACGAGCGATCCTTCTTCTCATCTGTTCTTCTGCCAGCAAATTAGCTTCCATACCAGCTCTATCAGCAGGGCTTAATCTAAGTGCCCTTTCTAAACGTTTTTGTTCATCCGCTAGTTGTTCTGGTGTTTTTTCTTTCTTTTCTTTTGGTCGGTTCATAAATGATCCGGCAAGTGATCCTAAAGTTAAAAGATTTTTAGGTTTAGTCAGAAAGTCTTTAGTGTTTCCTAGCAGTTTATCAGTAAAACCCATTTCTCCTTGAGGTGTAGCAATATTAGAAACAAGTGCCTTTTGAGGTGAGCTACTTCCACCCATATAATCGCCCAGGTTACTTGCCCCACTTTCGCCTCCAAACATATTGCCTAAACCTAAAGAAGGTAATATAGCATTCTTAGTTCCGTACTGACTTAAAGTAGATCCTACACCACCCGCTCCCAAAGAACTCAATCCACTACCAACTAAACTAGCTAATGTTGGGACAGCCGCACCCATACCAAACCCTCGAAGAGCTGATTGTCCTGCATCCTTCCTGCCTCGTACTTTTGATCCTGCTGCACCTCCTAATGCACCACCTATCATTCCGCCTACTCCTGGCAAAATCATATTACCTAATACAACGCCTGCCGCTGGTCCAACTACACTTTTTAGCCATTTCTTGGGATTAGAAAAAAGCCCAAATTGTGGCAATCCAGTTTTAGGATTAATAGTACCACTGCCCCCTAGATCTTTCAATATCATGGCTTCTAGCGGGTTAATATGAGCTAATATAGTATCTTCACCCTTTCCTTGTTTTCTAATCATCTCAGCTAACATTGGATAAGGGCTATTTTCTGCTTTATTTTTTTTCTTTTTCACAGCTCCGCCATCAGCATAACTTACCTTATTGGGATTTTGCATATTAGCAGCAGGAAATGATTGAGATGGCGGAGTGGGATAAGGAGCATTATTACTCATCATATTAGATAGTACACTCCCTTGAGCATAAGGATTCTGCCCATAAGAATTTTGCGGCATTTGATTAAGATATGTATCTGTATTTAATGGCATAACTGTATTTTGATAACCATTATTAAATCTTGTATCAAACATTTTGACCCTCTTCTGTATTAGATTCATTATTAACAATTAAATAGACGACCTTCGCCCATTCTTGCCATTCCTTAAAGTCTTCTTTTTTAGCTCCTTGAACAATAGAAAACGGCGAAGGAACACCGCTACGTGTAAAAACACCAGTTCCAACTACAGCAGCTCCCCATTCTTGCCATTTATTTTCATCTTGTAGAAGGGGTAGAAATGCATTAGGGCGATCAGCTACTAATGCAGCTGCCCAATTGTTTAAAGTTATATACTCTGGCCAAATTACTAACATTATCTTGCATCCCCCATACCGAGTAATAGTATTATGTGCCCAACTTCAAAATTATCTATCGATCTAAATGTAAGGCTCATATTGCGCCCTTGCACTCTCATATCAAGTTTGCCTGTATCCCTTGAAAATTGTACCGGTGCACTAGTAACTACTGGACTTTGAGCATATTCTTGCGTATTAACTAGAACCTCAAATCTATCTGGTTGTCCAGTTGTAATTACAAAATCAGGTTCTATCCTTTGCAAATCTACCCATCTATTAATGAATTGAGAGGGCATTGAACCTCTGTTTGGTTTGGGTGGAAATGCTACCCATGAAAATATAGGAGTAGTAAAAGATGAAGGAATAGGAACTATATTTCTACCGTTTCCTTCTGCCTCATCTTGCACTACTCCAAATTCATGTCTCCAAAGATTATTTTGGCCATCGTAGGGATTAACAAGAGCAGGTCCATAAGTACTCATAAAACCAAAGTCTGGAGAAAATGCGCCGGCAGTTCTGGAAATAGCCGTGTCGTACCAAAAGTTCTCTCTTTTGTTATAAACAATGGCTCTTGAATTAGCGCCAGCAACTCCTCTTACTGGGTAAAACCACCATATTTCACCATATTTTGTATTCTTTACGCCAAAAACTTGCTGGCGTCTTTCCATATCTATATTATCGTAAAAATAATTTAGATTCATTCGGTTATCCATTTCTTGAACAATGCCGTTATAAACAAAGAATCTATCAGTCCCAGGCCAGAAAAATAACCCATCATACTCAACTACGCATTTACTAGACAAAATAGACGAGCTGGTAGATATCGTATCACTTTTAAAAAGTACGGCGTCACCCCCTACGTTTGTCACTCGTACTACAGAGGATAATGTCCAAAAAAGAAGAGAAGGGCTATTAGAACCGCCCCGAATTGGACGACCATAAATCACTTTGTCATTTGATATTGTCAAAGCCCCGCTATCCGCTCCTGCAAAAACAAAAGGATTAGCTGATTGGCTATATTGAACCAGACCGTTAGAGCCGTATAAAAAAAGATAAGGAGCGGCAAAACATAAACCGCCATTAATTAGAGGATTTACTCCCTGAAGAACATCCCGTTCGACCGGGCCATTAAGGGCTTGATTAATTTCTTTTGTAAAAAACTCAGATGCAGAATTCTGGGTTATATCAAGCGCATTATTAGTTTTCATAAATACTACGAAAGCTTTACGAGATCCTTTGTCAATAACAGTTTCCGTCTCCCACAAAACTGTTGGAGGGAATCTATCATTTAATAAATTATTATTAGCTGCGAATGCCCAATCAGGGGAATTAATTTGGGCAGCAAGCCCTTGTTCACTACAAAGAAAAATTAAAATTCCCCCTCGTTCCCAAGGAAAAATTGTTAAATTAGTAACTCTCTCAGCTCCATATATGGTACGAGCCCCTTTCATTCCTCCTATCTTTTTGACTTTTCCCCGTTGAAATCTAATCCATTGTCCATCAAGGCAATACTCAGATTGAAACTGAGTCCCGTCTCTTTGAATACCAGGGCTATATATTAATGGGTAAAGATTAGCTGTCATTAGTCTTTATCCCTCTTTGAAATACGATCAGTGTAAAGTTTTTGTGCATCTTTGTTTACGCTCTGCAAAGCACGACTATATAAAGCTTCAAACACCTGCACACGCTCATCGTCTTTTAAAAATGGTATTGTTTCAAGCAGGCAAGCATATAAAAGCAAACTCGGATATCTTAAAGTTAAAAAGTTTTCAGGGTTTCGAGCATTAAATAAAGGCAGTGCAAGATAAATCAATTGCAGTGGATATGCGTAATCAGGGGTAGGCGCAAAGAAAAAATTATTATACTCTAATGCATTAGCATAAAATTCTGGCGTTCCTGTTAGCACTGATTTTGGCCAATAGCTTTTACAAAACTCTAAACTTCTTAGTAGTAAAAAAGATGTAGGAGCTGGATTTAATCTATCATCAATTATACTAAAGCTAACTGTTTCTTTCCAATCCGCTGGCTTTGCTAGTAATGGATTGTTTAATACCAAGTTCCCGTTTAAAACTTTTTCAAATCCTATACTTTTTGCTTCTGAATAAATTCTATTCACTCCTTGATTAATAAAATCAGGAATCTGATCGATAAAAAATTGGTCAGTTCTATTTGAGTAATTTTGTATTTGAAGACCTAGAGAATTATAATTCATGTTATTTTTCCTCTCTTTGTCTTTGGCTATTTAAAGAGTAAGCTGTTGTAGGAATGCCAACCTTTGTTAGAATTGACTTTAAACTCGCCTCATTTTTAATAGAACTTACAGGGGTTAAGAGCAACTTAGCCATGTCAGGCTCTAGCAACGCTTGTTCTAATAGACGTGTTATTTGTTGCTTTTCATAATTTTTAGATAACTCATATACTGGCGTTAAATATTTCCCACCCGGTATTTTATTTATAATTTTCTTCCCGATAGATTGTTTTACAGGGTTAGTAAGATTTTCTAAAAGAGTAGTTTGCGACTGGGTGTTAGAGCCAACGGCTCTCCCTACCGTTGCAACCATATTACGCTTTTTTAAAACGCTTTTCACATCATCTAAAACCTTAACCTGGTTTTCATCAAAAATATATTGAAGCTTTCCTTTGTGCTTTTTTAAAAAATTATTTACTTTGTTATATGAAAGATTCTGTTGTCCTAGCGCATTAGCTGAAGCAAGTTCAGAAGTGTTTAATAACTTATCAACTACAGAGCCTCTTATCATATCAATAGTTTTCTTATCTTTTCCTACTTCGGCCATTAAAGCCTTTGTATTATTTAAACTACCACGCAATATCATGTCGGGGATTTGCTCTGGAGAAGTTAAAAACTCCTGGCCAAAAGTATCTTGTTTAACAATCTTTCCTAATAATGGTTCTTTTTCGATAGCGGAAACGGGTTTAGATAACTTAGCATAAGCAGACCGTGCTATTGCTTCCTCGGGTATTTGGGCCATGTCTGCAAGAATATTAGATTTGGCTTCCGACAAAGCTCGTACCACTTCATTATTACCGGATTTTTTAGCTGCGCCAATTCTTCCAGAGATGTCTTTTAAAGCGTTTGTTAGTTCAGCTGGTACAGGTTGACCTAAAACCTCTTTTTGAAGCTTTGATCGTGCCCCTTGTCCCAAATTACCGTATAACTTATCAAAACCTCGCGCCTCACCTTTAGATACCGCATTACTTCTAATGATATCTTCAACATAATTAAGATTATTTTTTATATCTCCTTTTGCAAATTCACCTTCTCTTTTAAGAAAAGCTTGTGTATTTGGAAGATCAACACCTTGCCTTATTTTATTTACCTCTTCATAAAGAGGATCTGTAACATTTGTTCTGGCTTGTTTTCTGTTTTTCAATTCTCCAAACAAATAATTTCTAATAGCTTCTCCTTGCTGGGTCGGTTCTAAACCTATTTGAGGCGATAATTGATTTAATTGTCTGTTGATAATGCTATCGGTAATAGCTTCCTTTTCTGCAATAGCCGGAATGTTAGGGGCTAAAGCTCTATGAAGGCCTGAAATACCTGTATTTTGAGCTAGTTCGGCAGTATTAAGCTTAGTATTAAAAGGAGTGGGAGCATTTAAATTCTCAAGTACTCTTGGAATATTTTTTTCGCCTACTTTTTCTTTTAGAATATCACTTGCAGCACTCTTTATAGCTTTTTCTTGACCACTTTTGGTAAATCTGTTTAATAAATTGCCAGTTCCTTTTATAGAACTTGAAATTCCTCTTGCAGCTGTTGGCAAAGCAAATGCCGATCCAAGATCAGCAACTAATGGATCAACTCCGCCTTCTTGCAACGCTCCACTAGTTGCGCCAATAGCAGCTCCTGTGCGGGCTAATTTTGCGGCATTCAATGCACCAGCTCCTTTACCAAACCAACCCCATGGTCCTAATGAACCGGCAAACTCAGCAGCATGCGATGCCACTCTTTGTCCGCCAGTTGTAGGTTTAGGTTCTAAATCAAAACCTGTTCTTTCTTTTATATATTGTCTTGCACCACTATAAGTCGGAATACGAGAGCTTAAAGTATTAATTTGGGGAGTTTCTATGTCTGAACCAGGATAACCCATTAGAGCCATTTTTCTTCTTTCTGATTCGGCTTGGCCTCTAGATAACCCTTCTATTCCTTGCGCAGCTAGATTAGGAAGATCAGCAATAGAACCCAGTCCTTTTAACGCTGATTTACCTAGAAGAGCAGCCCACGAATCGCCTTCTTCTTGTTTTTGAGATTGAATCCTATATTTATCATAAGATTTTACTGGTAAATCCTGAGAAACTTTTACTCTATATTTATCATAAGATTTACTCATTTTTAGACCTCATTAAAACCATCATTGATTGCATCCTCAATAGCCTGCTCATCATTAGCAGGAATTTTAATTTGTTGGCCGTTTTGATCCTGCATTACTATAAAATTTTGGCCATTTTCTCCTGAATCTATATTGATATCTTGACCTTGAAGAGCCATATTTTCCATCTCATCTATATCATTAGGATCTATACTGATCCCTAAATCAGCACTTAGTTTTGCCGCTTTGTAGTAGGTATCCATCTCTTTATTGATAGATCCCATTTTCTCTTTTATGGTTTCGTAATCATCATGTTTTATATCAGGAAAATTCGACTTTAAACGATCGTACATTCCCTGACCTAATTTACCACCACCAGCTTTAACAGCTTCTAAAACAGCAGTTAGATTGCCCATCTTTGCAGCTAAATCTTTTCTAGCCGCAGTTTCTTTTTGAAGAGTTTTTTTATTACTAAATTGACCAAAAAAATCCTTTACTGGATTAGTTATTCCTGAGTAGCCTCCAATCGGTTGAAAGGTATTATCTTTTGTGAGTTTTTCTAACTCATCCCAGCTTTTATTAATTTCTTTGACAGCTAAGTAAGTATTACCTGCCTTTGTTTTAAATTTATTAGCTTGTCTTTGTTCTATTTTATCTAACGGGCGGAAAGATTGGCCATTATAATCTATTAATCCATTTTGCAAAGCTCCGCCTGAAGTCCTGGCATTAACCCTAGAATTCATCATATCACGAGCACGTCTTTGCTCTCCAAGCTGCGCTTCTGCATGTTGTCTTCTCCACGCCTTTTCTTCTTCTTGAGACTGCCTATTTTGTTCTGCGGCCTGATAAGCTAACATCTGATTAGCAAGAGCGTTATTTTGAGTTAATGCTGCATCTTCTGCATCATCATGCGCCATTATTGCAGGAGACAAAGATCTTCCAACTGAACCAAAATTATTCCAGAAACCTTTTTGTTTAGGTTGCTGAGCTATATTATCGCCAAAAGTAAGCATTGACCTTCTAAGAGCTTTTTCTTGCTGCTTATCGGTCATCCCAAGTGATTCTCTTGCACTCGAGATGGCTTTATTAATTCCGCTATCAAAAGGGTTATATGGAGTTTGCTGTTGTGGCGCTTGCTCCATATTCTGATTTGGTTGTTGCTGACTTTGCAAATAATTTAAAACTGCTGGATTCATATGTTTTTTCTACAAATTTGATTAAACAATCACTCTTGGTATAGCTGACCACTGATCCATAAAGAAAATCCTTAGTTGACGAGCCGTAGTATCAAGATACATTTGCCCCTCTACTGGATTCACTGGAATAGAATCACTACTAGGAATAATAACTGAACCAACATTAGAATCTGTAAGAGCCATCCATTGATTAGCTTTAAAGGTCATAAAGGTTTGAGTATCTTTATTAAAAATTACTACACCATCTGAAGAAGGAACAAAAGCTAGCATCTCTTCTTTTGTTAAATTAGGCAGATAAAATCCTTTGTCTACAATAGATGGATCAGGAATGATCGCTAAATTTTCCAGTACATTAAGTGGTTGTTTTGTCATTTTGGCCTCTTTTTTTAGATTAAATTAATTAAACAACAGTGATAGTGACCCAAGCAGCATTGTTTCTAGTTCTAGTCACGTTGTTTGTAGTGTCATAATAAGTAAATCCTGCTATTTGGTTTTGTGCTACTTCAACTGCGGCACGTGTTCCTGATGGTAATATCACTGGAGAGCTTCCAGCTACGAGACCTACCCCAGCCGTAGCCACACTGGAATTTACGTTATTCCAAGCACCGTTTGTATAGTTTTGAAAAGTATTAGTTGTTGTGTTATATACGATAGCCCCATTAACAAGGGTATTTGCTGGGATAGCCGCTATTTGAGCTGTAGTTAGTTGCGGCGCGTAAAAACCATTGTTTTTGTTTGTAGCATTTGCGGCGACTTGAAGGCCGCCATTGATACGTGTAATTGTTGATCTTGGCATAATAGTCCTCTTAAAATTAAATATATTAAGATTCTTTTTATGGCTAAGAACGTTTAAACCAGAAATACGATTTTAAGTTTCGCAGAAACTTTAGTAGTAGTTAATCAATATTATTTTTGAATAAGCTCAAAAATCTATTATATACTAAATTTTAAATATCTTTTTGTATTTAATATACGAATCTTTTTGCTGTTCTCATCCAGGTATTGTTAACTCCTAGTAGCAGCAATTCTCCCCATTCTTCTATATATCGAAGTTCATATATGAGACCTGGCATAGAAGTGGTTATGTTAACCGTTTTAAACGATATACCGTCATTTGATAATTGTACCTTTGTGGCAGGAGGCCCAGCTCCTACAAACATTGAAAATGATGGTATCCAAATAAAGCTACTGATTTGTGTGGGAGATGAAAATGCTACATGTGATGTCCATGTAATACCATCATAGCTTATATGACTAAGGGTTTGATTTGCTGGACTTAATGGCATCGCTACAAAATATCCATAAGTGGTCGAATAAGCTACCGACCCCATAGGAATAGTCGATGTTGAGTTAACCCATGTTATACCATCTGTAGAATATTGAGGACCATCTTCACCAACAGCAACAAGAGTCCCTGCGCCGTATTGAAAATCCAAAACTCTTCTTGTGCTTGCAGATGGTGTATATGTAATTCCATCTACTGAACTGTAAATTCGGTTTGCAATATCAGATCCTCCGACATAAAATCTTCCGAATGATTCAATCCATCTTAAATTTATTCCAGCTCCGCTAAAATAAAAGGGAGGAGACATTGGAGTACCCGCTATCCATGTTATACCATTAGTACTTGTATAAACAAGAGTGCCATTAACTTGTATTGCTGAAAATAACCCTAATGTTGGAGACCATTCAACACAACTGGATACTAATGGAAAAGTCGCAATATTCGACCATGTTAAACCATCAGTAGATAAAGCAGCACCTGCACCCAAAATTCCAGAACCAATAACCCTCTTAAGTGACCTAGACCATGTCGCCTGCCCTATGCTTATTCCTACTGGCTCATATAGAATATTGGATAAAAAGATTTCTCCTGCAACAGCTCTACTTTGATCGGTGTAACTTTTATTCGTTGCATCAGTTGGTGCTATTGGCGTAGCAACTGTTAAGGTGTTATTGTCATTAAACAAGGCTACATTTAACCAATCAGTACCATTATAGGCACAAAAGGCACTTGAATCTGTATTAAATAGGATCATTCCAGCAGTTGGGAATGGGAATATATTAATTTGCGCTTGACTTAATCTAGAGAGCAGTAATGCTCCTGTTGTACTTTGTATTTCAACTAAAGCAGATGGCGTTGTAGAAGAGCTTGGAAGACCACCAGTAAATAATGAACAAACTTGAGAATCGCCCCCCCCTAAATCATTTAATACAAATTCAACTGG